ACACAATCCAGAAAGAGCTGCTAGAAATGTGATTTTGTATGATAACTTGAGAAATGGTGACTATGAATTTGACAACTGCTTAGAGCATAATTTAGATATTATTGAGAAGGAGCTAGGGTTTGATCCTAGGAGGGTTGAAGATGACCAAATATATACAAGAGTTAGAGAATTATTAGAAGCAACATATTATGAATCATGGAATAAGAAGGGCGATACATTCATCTTCACTGAAACAGGCATGATGCAGGGAATAATTCATTTTGGGAGCAGTTTGTGCCACACTGGTTATTTGATTGTGTGTAAAAATGCCGTGATAGAAATTGCAGCAAAGCTTGGCTTAGAGATAATCGTTGATACTGTTCAATCCTCTGATGATTCTGCCATGATGGTTAGCGCAAAAGTGACTGATATACAGCAGTATTATAAATTTGTTGTGTTTAGTCTTGCAATATTCAAATTTAAAGGTTACTTGTCAAAGTGGGTAGCAATATATCAGAGCCCTAAGAGCACTCAAGGAATGGATAGGTCAATGGAATTCAATTCCAATTTTTTCTTTGGAGAAAATGTTTTTACACCAACAATAAAAGCTGTGTTAGCATCAACAACAATAGAAGAAACAGAATCTATAGCTTCTAGACAAGAGTCTTCAAATGGTTTAATAACAGGAGTTGTAGAAAATGGAGGCTCATTCTTTTTAGCTCATTTGTGTCAGGTATCTCAAGCAATGTTAAATTACAGACTCATGGGCAGTTCAGTTAATAGATATTATAATTATTATTCAAATGAAATTAAGAAGATAAGAGATCCTTCACTTGGTTACTTCCTTCTTGATCACCCAAATTGTGCTGGACTCTTTGGATTTAAATTCACACTATACAAAGCTTGTAGAGACACAGACCTAGGGATTCTGTATTCTAGACAGTTGAATGAATCAAAAAATAGAGATGAGAAGAATAGTTTAGAAATAACTAATGCTGGTGCATTCATCAATAACACTATTGTTTCTTGGGGAAGTAGGCAAAAATGGAAGAGATTAGTAGATGAAATGAATTTGAGTGTGGAATGGCTTGACTACTATGATAAACATCCTGAAGCTCTATTCAGAAGACCTAAAAATCATGATGAAATGCTCACTAAGTTAGCATATAAGATAAATACTCCAGGAGTCGCAGCTAGTGTTTCAAAAACAACTAATGTTTGCGTAAGAGTTATTGCCTCATCTGTCTACTTTATCACACACTCAATAGTGAAATCAAAGAAGCTGTGGTATAATTCTTCTGATGATAAAAATGACAAATCAAGCATTTTGGAGTTAATAAGAAGATTTAAGGAGAATATAAGTCAGAATGTGACTGAAGACATAAGAGGAGCCTTGAAATTCATATTTCCTTTTTATAAAGATTATGATGAGATAATTGATAGTTTGGAGGTATTCAGAAATCAAATATATGCATTGAATGACAGAGTTAAGAGAGCAACTAGTGATATAAAGGTAGCTACAGGACAAACTGAGACTTATTTTTCACCAATTAGAATGTGTGCTCAAAAATGGTTTAATTTTGATAGAGTCAATGCATCCCAAAAGGTGTTTGATGAACAATGGGGATATTTAAGAGCAGGAGTTCAGTGGATTAAAGAGACATTCTCAGAGACATT